GTTATTCTTGGGACAGGGTTAAGTGTGCGATGGGCTTGGAGCATGACGCTCAGTTCGTGCCCCATTGCTTACGCCACACCTGTGCATCACGATTGGTTCAGCGTGGTGTGCCGCTTCTTGTTGTCAAAGAATGGCTAGGCCATAACGACATCAAGATGACCCTTCGGTACTCTCATCTGTGTCCTTCAAATTTGGAAGATGCGGTGAAGGTACTTGAACCAGTAAGCAACGTGACAAAACTTGTGGCATAGTGGTGACGTTGTGACATCTTGCTTGAGTGTATTACTGACGATGCTGGCATACCTATAGTATGCTAATCGAAAGTTTCTATCATCCACTCAGGCATATATCGACTCTTAAACCAAACGGGCTGTTGCAAAAGCCCATCATCCACTCTGGTAGACTATCGCTGGAGTGGATGTCACACCCTACAGGAGTTAACTATATGACTGATAACATCAGTAACATCAACGACAAACAAGTCTTGTTGGAGCGTGAAATGCGTGAACATGGATTGTCACGCTATCACAAAAACAACTTCAAGAAAGCTGAACGTCAACAAGAGTCCACTACGGACTATGGACAGCACCTTCTCAGGGCTACCCTTGAAAGTCTTGAGACAGCGATTGCTGATTATGTAGAGTCCAGCCTCAATGGTAAGGCTGGCAAGGCGGCAACGGGGGCTGTGCTTGTATCAAGCCTTGAGCCATCGGTGCTTGCCATCATCACTCTCAAGGTGGTACTGAACCAAATCACAAGGCAACGTGCCTTCACATCGACTGCCGTGTCGCTGGGCATGGCGATTGAGGATGAGCTTCGCATCCGTTCCTTTGAGGAGAACAACCCACGGCTAATGAAGGTGGTGATGCAAGACCTTGAGTCTCGCTCATCATCCTACTCATACAAGCGCAGGAAGCTGATTGAATCAGCAAGGCGTGACGGTGTTGAGTGGCAGTCATGGACACAGCGTGAACGCCTCTTGGTGGGCAACGCTATGATTGACCTGACCATCCAGAACACGGGTCTTATTACTCACAAGATGGTCACCTCTGGTGGTAAGAAACGTAGGCTGGTTCTTCCTACCGACACTACGATGGAAGCTATCAAAGACCTGAACGCCTTCAAGGAAATACTGAAGCCTGACTTCTATCCTTGTGTTGTTCCACCTCGTGATTGGACTAGCCCCTACGATGGGGGTTATCACTCTCACCACATCAGGCCGCTGACTATGGTGAAGACGGATAATCACAATTACCTGTCGGAATTGAAACATTTTGAGATGCCTCAAGTCTACGGTGCAGTCAATGCCATGCAGAGGACACCGTTCAAGGTGAACAAGGGTATCTTGGATGTGCTTCGTGAGATATGGAACACAGGTATCGACTTGCCTACCCTACCACCATCTGAAAACTATCCCATCCCGGCAAAGCCACAGGACATTGCAACCAACAAGGAAGCAAGGACAGCTTGGAAACGGGAAGCGGTAATCATCCACACCGAAAACAACAGGCTCGATTCTAAGCGGCTCTTGTTGAGGAAGACCATCGAAGTGGCTGACAAGTTTCAGAATGAGCCAGAGTTGTACATGGTCTACCAGCTAGACTTTCGTGGCAGGGCGTACTGTGTCCCCAACTATCTCAACCCACAAGGCACTGACTTTGCCAAGTCACTTTTGGTCTTTGCTCATGGTAAAGAAATAGACGAGGGTGGAGCTTGCCACCTTGCCATCCACGGTGCTAACTGCTTCGGGTTTGACAAGGTATCACTGCAAGACCGGATTGATTGGGTACAAAAAAATCAGGAGCAAATCCTGTCTTGTGCATCTGACCCATTGAGTAACCTCTGGTGGGCAAAGGAAGCTGACTCACCATTCCAGTTCCTTGCCTTCTGCTTTGAGTGGGCTGGCTGGTGTGAGCAGGGTGAAGGCTTTGTCTCTCACCTTCCTGTGTCTGCCGATGGCTCGTGCAATGGACTGCAACACTTCGCCGCCATGCTTCGGTCATCCACCACAGGCAAGGAAGTCAACCTCATTCCTAATGATGAACCACAGGACATCTATCAGAAGGTGGCTGACCGGGTGACTGATAAGCTTGGTACGATGGATGACCCTCTGGCAAAACTTTGGTTGGAGTTTGGGGTCAAGCGTGGATGCACCAAGCGTCCGTGTATGGTGTTGCCCTACGGGGGTAAGCAGTATTCCTTCTCTGATTTTGTGATGGACTACATCGTAGAGCAGAAAGAGAAAGGTAATATGCACCCCTTTGGTGACGATGCTTTCAAGGCATCAACCTTTCTTGCCAAGGTTATTTGGGACTCGATTGGTGAGATTGTCCATGCCGCAACGGATGCGATGGCATGGCTTCAGAAAGCATCAAGGGTTGCTAGTAGTGAGGGGTTACCAATCAGGTGGGATACCCCGTGTAACTTTCCGGTGCTTCAAGCCTACCCAGAAACCCGTCCGTTCAGGATTGAGACTAAGCTTCTTGGTTCTGCTTTCCGTCCTGCCTTGTACAAAGAAACAGGCAAGTTGGATAAGAATCGTCAGTCCAATGGCATCAGCCCCAACTTTGTTCACAGCATCGATGCGGCACACATGATGATAACGATTGACGTTGCCAAGCAGTGTGAAATCTACAGCTTTGCAATGGTGCATGATAGCTACGGTACTCATGCGGCAGACGCAGAGTTGATGTGGTGGTGTCTCCGCAAGGCTTTCGTTGAGATGTACTGTCAGGTGGATGTCTTGGAAGACTTCCGCATTGACCTGTTGGATGTACTCCCAGCGCATCGTCATGCAGAGATTGACCCCATACCCCAGAAGGGTGACCTTGACATTCGTGTCGTAGAGGACAGCCCATTCTTCTTTGCCTGATACAATCCACTCAGGCATTTATTACCCACCATATTAGACCATCAGAATGTTCTGGTGGTCTTCCCTAAAGAGGACGCTATGGAAGAACTCCTTGAAATCTATAAAGAAATGGATGTCGCAGTACCTGTAGATGTCCTCACCGAAGCTATAGGTAACTATGGTTTCATCATTGAAAATAACTATCCAATGGAGGATGAATATTATGGCAAATGATTTTGTCAGCTACACCACTAACACTGGTATCGCCATCTATCCGCATCTCACTCAGCCTGACACCAAGTTCAATGCGAACGGTGAATACAAGGTGAGCCTGTCTCTGACTGAGCAAGAGGCCGCACCTCTGAAGAAGCTGATTGAGCAAGAGAAAGTCAAGGCGATGACTATGATTCCTGAAGGCAAAAAGGCCAAGGAATCTGATGACCCCTACTTCAACGAGACTGATGATGAGGGTCAGGAAACAGGACGCACAGTCTTCAAGTTTAAGATGAAGGCCAAGGTGCAGAACAAGCAAGGCCAGACGATTGAGCTAAAGCCACGCCTATTCGATTCACAAGGCACTATCTTTACCCCCGACTCTGTGTGGGGTGGTTCTAAAATTCGTGTCTCGACTGACCTTGTTCCCTATTACGTTGCCGCTGTAGGTGCTGGTGTATCCCTGCGTCTGAAGGCGGTTCAAATCATTGACCTCAAATCAGGTGGGGGTGCTGATGCTTCGGCCTATGGATTTTCCGCAACGGAAGGATTTACTGCGCCAGAGACAGAGACATCCCCGGATACGGACTTCTCTGACGATGAAGACTTCTAGTAAATCTATATATCGAAGCGGTCTTGAAGAGAAGGTTGCAGACGAACTAACCCAGCTTGGTGTCAAGTTTCATTATGAGCCACCCGGCTGGGTTCAATATCGCAAACCCCACTCTAAATACAAACCTGATTTTGTTCTTCCCAACGGCATCATCGTTGAGACAAAAGGACAGTTCCTAAGTTCAGACCGTTCCAAGCACAAGCTAATCAAAGAACAGAACCCTGACTTGGTAATCAGGTTTGTCTTCTCAAATTCTAAAACAAAAATCGGGAGTAAATCTAAAACAACCTACGGGATGTGGTGTAGTCGCTACGGCTTTGAGTATGCAGACAAGTCCATTCCGACTAGCTGGTTGCACGAGGAGCTATCCCCTGAACAGAAGGAAGCAAGTCTTTGCTTAGTAAAATGCGAAAAGAAACGAAAGAAATAATTGTCCACTGTGCGGCTACAAAGCCCAGCATGGACATAGGTGCATCGGATATTGACCGATGGCATCGGGAGCGTGGTTGGCTGAAAATCGGCTACCACTTTGTTATCAAGCGTGACGGTACTGTCGAGACAGGCCGTGAACTGGAAGAGGTTGGGGCACACGCCAAAGGCCACAACGCTATCTCTGTTGGCATCTGCATGGTAGGTGGGCTGTCTGAGGACAACGAGCCTGAGACAAACTTTACCGCAGACCAGTGGAGTGCGTTGGAAAACTTGGTGGATGACCTTGCAGAGAAGTACCCAGATGCAAAGGTCATTGGGCACAACGACATCTCATCCAAAGCTTGTCCAACTTTTAATGTAGGAGAATGGTATGACGGATACAGAGGCTCTGCCTGAGTCAGTCTGTGTTCGCCACGAGCCATGTCCAGAGTGCGGTTCTAGGGACAACCTAGGCCGCTACTCTGACGGGCATGGATACTGTTTCGGATGTGGTTATTATGAGAAAGCTGAAGAAGAAATGTTCCAATCCAGTGGCGAAGAGTTTGGCTTTACCCCAATACAAGACGAGGGCAGTGAAGTCGAAGAAAGTGTATTCACGAAAGGGCAAATTAAAGCCCTTTCAAAACGGGGTATCAACGAAGATACCTGTCGCAAGTTTGACTACCGTGTTGCGAAACACAACGGGGTATCCTGTCAGGTAGCAAACTATCATCAGAACCAAAAGCTTGTTGCACAAAAGTTCCGATTCCCTGACAAGACATTCAAGTGGGTAGGAAATTACACCGGGCTTTATGGTCAATGGCTGTGGCGTGACGGTGGGAAAATGGTGGTGGTCACCGAAGGTGAACTCGACTGCCTTTCTGTCAGCATGATACAGCAAAACAAATGGCCTACCGTGTCCGTAAAGAATGGGGCACAGGGGGCAAAGCGTGACATACAGAAATCTCTTGAATGGTTAGAGAGCTTTGAAACAGTCGTGTTCATGTTTGACATGGACGAGGCTGGGCAGTCTGCCGCCAGAGCTTGTGCCTCTGTACTCACGCCGGGTAAGGCAAAGATTGCACAACTACCCCTCAAGGATGCCAATGAGATGCTCATGGCGAACAGAGGGAAAGAGATTATCTCTGCTATCTGGGAAGCCAAGACATTCAGACCAGACGGTATTGTGTCTGGCTCTGACCTTTGGTCTACCCTATCAACCAACGAGATTGTCTACTCTGTGGACTACCCTTTCGTTGGCCTCAATGAAAAGACACATGGCCTTCGTAAGTCAGAGCTTACAACTATCACTGCCGGGTCAGGTATTGGTAAGTCAGCACTGGTTCGTGAGATTGGCTATGACCTAATCCAGAAGGGAGAGAAAGTTGGCTTCATCATGCTTGAAGAAACCGTTAAGAGAACGGCTCTTGGCCTCATGGGTCTACACCTCGACAAGCCTTTGCATCTGGGTTTATCACCTGTTGAAAGTGATGAGCTTCGGGGTGCGTTTGATTCTGTCATCGGTAATGGCCGGGTATATTTCTATGATTCTTTTGGTAGCACTGCTATCGAAAACCTCTTGGCTAGAATCAAGTTTCTTAGTAAAGGAGAAGAGTGCGACTGGATTATTCTTGACCACCTCTCTATTGTCGTTTCTGGTCTTGGGGACGGTGATGAAAGACGACTAATCGATAACGCCATGACTGCACTTCGTACTCTGGTACAAGAGACAGGTGTGGGATTGATATTAGTGTCACATCTCAAGCGGCCTGATGGTAACAGAGGCCACGAAGAAGGCGCACACACAAGCCTGTCCCAGCTACGGGGTAGCCATGCTATTGCCCAGCTATCGGACATGGTGATTGGCCTTGAGCGTAACCAACAAGGTGAAGACTCCAACGTCACAACTATCCGTGTGTTAAAGAACCGCTTTAGTGGTGAGTGTGGGGTGGCTTGTCATGCTAAGTACAATCCACTGACGGGACGGATGCAAGAGTGTAATCCAGATTTTGAAGAGGTAGAGAATGAGTTCTAACATGAAAGATGTAACACGAGAAATGATGGTGTCTCAGTTTCAAAAAGCAATGGGACAGCCGATTGATGTGCCTTACTCAAAAGGTGATTTGCATTTACGGATGCGGCTTATCAATGAGGAAGTCAAAGAGCTAGAAGTAGAAGTTAAGAAAGCAAGACAACAGTTAGATTGGGATGCCAAGGTTTCTGATGAAGTCAAAGAAAACATCCTGAAGGAACTGTGTGACATCATGTATGTAGTGTCAGGGTTTGCTGTTACCTTCGGTCTTCCTGTCCAGCCAGCCTTCGTCCGTGTTCACCACTCCAATATGAGCAAGCTCGTGGATGGTAAGCCTGTGGTAGATTCTGGTGGTAAGGTTATGAAGAGTGAGAACTACTGCCCACCCAGCATGAAAGGTTTGCTATGAGATACGTGTTTGATTTAGAGACTGACGGATTACTTGATGATGTCTCTACCATACACTGTCTCATCCTCAAGGACATCGACTCCGGCGAGATTATCAGCTACACCGATAACTGGCCTGAAGGTGCTAAGAGGTTAGAAGATGCTGCCCTGATTGTAGGGCACAACATCATCAAGTACGACATTCCTGTATTGGAAAAGCTTGGCACGTTTCAACCCAAGGGTCTGGTTCGTGACACGCTGGTCTGCACCCGGCTTATCTGGGCAGACATCAAGCAATCAGATTTCACACGGACTGAGTTTCCAACCAAGCTCATTGGCTCACACAGTCTGAGAGCATGGGGTCACCGCATTGGTAATTACAAAGATGATTATCAGGGTGGCTGGGAAGCGTTCAATCAGGAGATGTGGGAATACTGCATACAGGATGTCGAGGTAACCAATACGCTTTGGCAAAAGATTGTTGCCAAGGAATATAGTGAACAGGCTATGGAGCTAGAGCATGAACTTGTACAAATTATTTTCAGGCAAGAAACTTGTGGATTTGCCTTTGACAGACAGGGTGCTTCTTCTCTATATGGTCAACTCGCTACCCGGAAACACGAGCTTGAAGAGGAACTCAAGAAGGCGTTCCCTGATTGGGAGATTAAAACGCCGTTTACTCCGAAGGTAAACTCCAAGAAGTTTGGCTACGAAAAGGGTGTACCTACATTCAAGGTTAAGAAGGTAGAGTTCAACCCCGGTAGCCGTGACCATGTGGCAGACCGCCTGAAGAAACTCAAAGGCTGGCAACCCACAGAGTTTACCAACGATGGTAAGCCCAAGGTGGACGAAGAAGTTCTGTCACACCTACAGTACCCCGAAGCAAAACTGCTTGTTGAATATTACACGCTCATCAAGCGGCTGGGGCAACTAGGCGATGGTAACCAAGCGTGGATAAAGGTAGAAAAAAATGGGCGTATACATGGTTCAGTCAATGCTAATGGCGCAGTCACTGGAAGAGCTACACACGCATTTCCGAATGTGGCGCAAGTCCCGGCAATCGGTGTCCCCTATGGAAAAGAGTGTCGTGAGTTGTTCACTGTTTCTTCTGGCAACAAGCTTGTGGGCGTGGATGTAAGTGGCCTTGAGCTACGATGTCTAGCACATTTCATTGCAAAGTATGATGGGGGAGCATATGCGGATACCGTTGTTAATGGCGACATACACACAGAGAACCAGAAGGCGGCTGGGTTGCCCACCCGTAACCAAGCCAAAACCTTCATCTATGGATTTCTCTACGGAGCAGGGGCAGGAAAAATCGGGAGCATCGTTGGCAAGGGTGCAAAAGAAGGTGCAGTCCTCAAAGCCAGATTCCTAAAGAAACTTCCTGCCTTAGACAAACTAATCAAACAGGTGCAGTCAGCATCACAACGTGGCTACCTCATAGGGTTAGATGGGCGACACCTCAAGGTTCGTTCCCCTCATGCCGCACTCAACACCTTATTACAATCCGCAGGAGCATTGATTTGCAAGCAGTGGATTATTGAATTTGACCGTGCCTTGAAAGAGGCTGGTCTATCCGATTCATGTCAGCAAGTGGCATGGGTACATGATGAAATCCAACTAGAAGTTAAGGAAGGTATGGCTGATGAAGTCGGAAAACTCGCAGTTGAATGTATCAGTAGGGCAGGACATTTCTTCGGAGTTCGATGTGAACTCACTGGAGAATACAGAGTCGGTAGAAACTGGGCTGAAACCCACTAAGGATAACCGTAAAAAGTTTGACATCGACTTGGCCTATGGGCAGATGCACGAAGACCAAATCATAGAGATGCTACAAGACAAGAAGATTGAAGTGAAGACTGAGCGTGGTATGTGGACTAAGACAGGAAACATTGCCATTGAGTTTGAGTCTTACGGCAAGCCTTCAGGCATCAATGCAACGGAATCAGATTACTGGTTTCACAGGCTGGCAGTAGACGATGATGTTTTCTGTACGCTGGTCTTTGATGTACCCACATTGAAGAAGATTGTCGAGAAGCTTGACTACCACAAGGTTGTCAAAGGCGGTGATAACTACGCATCTAAAATGTTCCTAGTTAATCTGTCTAAGCTTTTCTCAACAGACACTCTTAAACTTTATCGTCAACTATCCACTGAGGTATGATATGCACAGAACATTACTAATCGATGGCGACATCGTTGTCTATCAATACTCAAGCACAGTCGAGCATGAGATTGATTGGGGTGACGATGTGTGGTCATTGTGGGCAGATGCAAAAGAAGCCCAACAGTTAATCCTACAGTACCTTGACATTCTCGTTGAGGAAACTGCGGCAGACGATTTCATCTTCTGCTTCAGCGACAAGGATAACTTCCGTAAAGACATCGACTCCACATACAAATCAAATCGCAAAGGTAAGCGCAAGCCTGTCTGCTACAAAGCACTCAAGGAATGGATTCAAGGCCAGTACAAGACTGAGACTTGGAACAGGCTAGAAGCTGACGATGTGATGGGCATCATGGCTACGGCAGATATGCTGGCTGGTGAGAAGGTGATTGTGTCAGAAGACAAAGACATGAAGACCATCCCCGGCTTGTTATGGCGTTCAGGCGAGATGCTCAACATCAGTCAGGAACAGGCCGACTATAACCACCTGTATCAGACTCTAGTGGGTGACGCTACAGATGGCTACCCCGGCTTGCGTGGTGTGGGTGATAAGAGAGCGACAGAGCTACTCAAGACACCTACATGGGAAACTGTAATCAAAGCCTTTGAGAAGGCTGGTCAGACCGAAGAGGACGCTCTCGTCCAAGCAAGGCTGGCACGTATTCTCCGGGCTAGTGATTACAACTTTGAGTTTGACCAACCAATTATTTGGAGTCCTGCATGAAACTACCAACCAACGCAGAGGAACGTAAGGCCATCCCCGTCTATACCGGGTTTGTCAAATACTTCCCTGATGCAATGGCCGCTGTTGCCAAGGTGTCACTGAAAGGTGGCATCCAGCATGGGCAAACGCCTGAGACATTGCATTGGGACAGGTCTAAGTCAGGTGACGAACTTGATGCCATGATGCGTCATATCATTGACGAAGATTGGGCACAGGTAGCTTGGAGAGCTATGGCACATCTACAAAAGAAAATCGAAGAGGAACAGAACTAATGATACCCAACCAGCACTACGGGATGACACTTCCCATCTCTGAAGAAATTGACGCTATTAAATACAGACAGACAGGGGAAGATTTTTACTCAAAGGTTGTCCGTATTGCTGGGGCGTTGAAGGATGACCCCATCCACTTTGAAACATTCAAAGATATTCTACGCCACATGAGGTTTCTCCCGGCTGGTAGAGTACAAAATGCCATGGGTGCGGCGAGACAGACAACAGCGTTCAACTGTTTTGTCTCTGGTACTATTGAAGATAGCATGAACTCTATCATGCACCGGGCGACACAGGCCGCAGAAACCATGCGGCGTGGGGGTGGTATTGGTTATGACTTTAGCCGCCTTCGCCCACGGGGTGACCGCATTAAATCTCTCGACTCCAAAGCCTCTGGTGCTATCAGCTTCATGGGTATTTTTGATGCCGTGTGCCAGACCATTGCGTCATCTGGTCACAGGCGTGGAGCAGAAATGGGTGTTCTTCGTATTGACCACCCCGACATCGAAGAGTTTATTACAGCTAAGAACAACAGCGACAAGCTGACAGGGTTCAACATCTCCATCGGTGTGACAGACAAGTTCATGCGGTGCTTGGAAGATGGTACTCCGTTTCCTCTGGAGTTTGAAGGTGAAGTCTATAAAGAAGTAGACCCTG